TATAACTTATACTATAGCCATCTGTACTTTCACTAGAAACCGATTTATTTTGTGCATTATATGAATTATAAGTATCTAGCAACTCAATTAATTTATACTCGCATATTTTAACTTCATTTATTTGTTCGTCTAAATCTTTTAGTCTACCGAATGTATATTTATCAATGTTTTTTTGTGCTTCTAACTCTAACATATCAAAAGGTGTCTCTTCTAGAGTACCACCTAATTCTTGATATTCTTCATACGTCAAGTATTGTTTTGTAAACTCCATTATAGACACCTCCATTTTAATCTTCTTTTATTCTTCTTTTTCTTTTTGCTTCTTTATTTACTTCTGTTTCTTCTTTTCTTTCAACATAAGGAACATATCCAATATCTTTAAAATTATTGTTATATCTTTCCTCTGTTGCTTCTATGATTTTATTTCCTAAAATATATTTATTCATAAAATCACCTCTTAAGCTGTAAATTTAGCTAATACTACTTTACTTTCATCTGTTAAAGCAACTACATAATGTTCATCTGCTCCGATTAATGTTGTATAGTTGTTTAGATGTCTTTCAGTTTCAAGATTTACTCCACGTTTCATATAAACTGTTAATGCAGATGTTTCATCTCCTGTTTGCTCTTCTGGTTTTAATTCAACTATTGGACAAGAATATACACCTTCAACTAATGGAACTCTCTTTGATGGAACTATTCTAGCATTTGCTACCATTCCAATTTCTCCATTTACCATTACTTCATTTCCGTATTTGTCTTTAGAAATAAAGTTTGCATCTTTTCTTAATTCACTTACTTGTGATGGATGTATAAACATAACTTTTTCAACATTATCTTCTTCTTGGAATAAATCAATTGCATCTACTATTCCATTGTATGAAATATTAGCATTTGCTGTAAATGCAACTGAAGCTGTTTGTAATGCATCCATTGCATCTTGGTCTACTTTTGAAGCTATTGCCATTGCTAATTGGTTGTTTGTTTCTCCTACTGGATTTCCATATCCTGATAAAACTGCTTCATCAGTTAATTCAACTTGTTTAACTGCTTTTTTAATTTCATATTCTGCAGTTGTAGTTGTTAGAGTTGTTGGTACTGCTGTTGCTCCTTCTGCTAAATCAGAAGCATCTCCTATATATACATATTTTGGTACTGTTATTGTACTTCCTGGTCTTCCTTGTAAAGTTGTATCAATATTTGCAAAAGGTGTTACCTTTATTGCTTTTGTAAGTTTAGCACTAATCATTGGTGCCATAACTTCTGGGTCAATTAAATTTTCTAATTTTGTTGTTGGCATTTTTAAATCCTCCTTTAATTATTATTATATTTTTTAAATAATTCTGGATTGCTTTCTTTTAATTCTACTCTCTGATTATATGACATCTTATCAAAAGTTTCTTTAGATACTGTATTATCAATATCTCCCATAGGTGTCATATCTTGGAATTGATTAGGATTTTCAAATATTCCTGTTTTATCCTTTGTCAATTCTTCAAATATGTCTTTTATTCCTTTACCTTGGTTTTCTTCTTTTTTCATTTCTGCCTTTATATCAGATAGCAATCCGTTTTTTGCATACTCACTACTAAATTTTCTATCTCCAAAAACTGCTAAAATATTATTGTTTAATGTTTGTTCAGCTTTTGTTGCTTTTTCTTGTTCTATTCTAGCTGTTTCCTTTGATTCAAAATCAGTAATTTTTTGCTTTAGATTTTCCATTTCTTCAGATGATGGAGCTTTTTCAATTTGTCCTTTTAAATCATCAATAGTATTTTTGTAATTTACAATATCATTTTTGTATTGTTCTTCTATTTTGTTTTTTTCATTATCAACTACTTTTCCGCTTTCTTCCATTATGCTTTTGATTTCCTCTTTTGATAATTTAACTTTGTTTTCTCCAATCTCTAAATTAGATAAAAAATCTTTTAAACTCATAAATATCACTCCTTCGATTTTTTTCGTTGGTCGTCTCCAACATAGTTTTGATATTTTTATATAAACAGTTTATAAACAAAACTGATAAAACCTAAACAAAAACACCCAACTATTTTGTAGTTAGGTGTTCGTGACACTCAATATTTATTTTTATAACTTTTTTACATCTATTGCATAATATTTCTATTATTCCACTAAAGTTTCCTTTGAATAATAGTTTATTGCATTCAGTACAACGATATTCTTTCATTTGTTACCTCACTTACATTATAACATACTTTTTAATTTTGTGCAACTTACATCATTCGCCTTGATTTTCTTCTAGGCTTTTCTATTTCTTCAACCTCATCTTTTAATATTATTATAGCTTTTTTATCTTTTAAAAATTCTGCTCTTTCTTTATCTACATAATATATTTGATTATAACTTATAAATTCTTCTAGTTTTGTATCGTTATATCCTGTCTCTAATATACATTGTACTTTCACTAAATCTTCCATAATTTACACCTCCCTATTTTGTTTTAACTCTATGATATCCTGCTACTTGCATTCTAATCTTTTTAGGTAATAATCCACTTGCTTTGCATAAGTCATTATATTTACTTGTTAATAATCTTATTTTATTTTGACTTTGTTCTACTAGTTCTGTATCTCCACTTGCTCTTGCTAGTATCTGTGTATCTTTAGCTTTTCTTATATTAAGTTCTATTCGCCTTTGTAACTGCGTTCCGTTCGTACATAGTATAATGTTTACCCTCAAACTCAAAACCGCTTAAATTTGATTCTCGTATGTCATTTAATTGTTTATCTGTATATTCTGGCTTACTTACTCCTAAAACTATACTAAATATTTTATGATAGCAATTGTATTCTCCTATATGTCTTTTATCTGCTCCATTATACTTATTGCCTTTATAATCTGTTGCTATTTCTCCATTTTCTAGTTTGTCATATTCTTCTATACTAAATTGTTTTCCTTGTATGTCTGCGTGGTCTGGAGCTGGTTTACTATGCACACTTATTTCTATTCCATCTGCGTTGTATTCTTCGCCAAATCTTCGACTTGTTTCATTGTTTAATGCTCTCATTCCGTCTAGTATATTCATTCTTACAGCACTATCTAATCTTCTAGTTCTTCCGCTTTCATATTGTACTAAACCACTTCCACCTAGTTCTTTTAATGTCTGCCTCATGCTTGAATAAAAGTCTTGTTTACCTTGACTTATACTTAATATAGCTTTGTCTATTGTATCTTGATATACTTGTTGTAATTGCTTAAATGTTCCATCTTGTATAAATCCTATTACACTTGTATTAGATATATTTCTATACATATCCGCTGTTATAGTTGCTAAACTTTTAACCATATTTTGCAATGCTATATCTTTTTTGTATGGAATATAATCAATACCTCTATACTTGTAAAATTGTTTTGCAAATTGTTTATTGTTTTTTGCTACTTCTTCAAATATCTTATAAATGTCTTGTACATTCTTGCCACTTACTCTAGCTAATTCTTTTGCTATTTCGTTATATGTTCCACCGATATTTTAAGATTTGAGCGATTTGATAAGCTTGGCTTGGTGTTAATGTACTTATTTGTTTTATTGCTTCGCCTATTCTTTTTAATATATATGTGTTAGCTTCTTCAATACGATTTACAAGATGTTCTGATAATCTTTCTTCTATTTCTTGCGATAACATAAGCTATCACCTACTCTTCTGCATTGTTTGGAATAAGTTGTTCAACACTTGGCTCACTTGCTTTTATTTCTTCTATTGCTTTTTGACTATCTTCTAAAGTTTCATCAGGCTTTAACCATTGTCTTACTTCTACCTCTGATATAATTCCTTTACTTTGTGCTGTTATTAATTGACTAAATGTTTCTTGACTATCTTCTAATAAGCTATAATCCCAATCAAAACTTACTTCATAATCTCCCTGTGGTGTTAAGTTATAGGCATTTGCTAAAACATTAGCTGAATATAGAAAATCTTCAATTCCTTTTTCTATATTACTACGCATATCATCAACTATTGTGAATGTGTCATACATACTTCTTTTTATTTCTGTTGCTGTTGCATTTGCTGTATTTACTTCACTTAATATTCCAGCTGATGTTCCTATTTCGTGTTCTAATCTTCTAAATAGCTCTTGTAATCTTTCTGTAAATGGTCTAAATGCAGGGTCAAACACTTCAAAAAAATTATCATCTCCAGCATCTACTTTTTTAAATAATCCATTTAAGGGCAGTGAGTCTTTTCCATTAAACATTGTACTATCTGCACCAACAAAAGCTTCTTTTAACTTGTATTCTCTATATAGTTGTTTCATTGTTTCTTTTATTTCTGCTATTGTACTATCACAACCATAAGTTATTGGTACACCATATTTGTCGTCTGTCTTTCTGTTGTTTATAGGGCTTTTGATATATCCAAATAATGCTCTGTCTACTCCTGTTATTACTTTCTTAAGCTCTATGTTTTTCCAAAAATCTGGCACTGCAACTTCGTGTCCATTCTCATCTGTAAACTTTTGTGTTATTTCTATATTGCCATTTCTTACTCTGTAATTTGTTAATCTATAATAAGTCTTGCTGTTTCCTATACCTCTATTTACTGTCCTTTTATCTGCTATTATAGTAGCTCCTATTATATTTTCTCCCTCTACTTCATCTATTGTTACTCTACTCTGTGAAACTATATTATAATATATCTTTCCACTTTTTACATAAGGTACTAATATAACTCCACCATAACCAAATCCCATTGATGTTATTTTCTTTGCTTTTTTCCACATTGATTGAGTTGTTTTGTCTAATAGCTCTACTCTTGAATTTTCCCCTGTAATATTTACATTGCTGTCATTAATAACATAATTTGCTAATTTGTTACTGAATATTGAATTAAAATTAATCTCATCTATTCTTTCGTATTCTACTGCATACTTTTGATTGTCTTCTACTTCTTTTTGAGTTGTTTGTGATTGGATATTAAATAGTCTGAATATCCACATAATAAATTTTTGAAACACTCTTTTTCCCTCCTTTTTTATTTTATGTTTACAATGTTCATCTTTTGTTGATATATTTAAGTTTTATAAATTATGCACTAAATTTAATAACATTTTGTCAAAGTGTTTTGCCGTGATTTTTTGATACTTTTTTGTTTTTATGTTTACAATCATTACATAATAACTTTTACATAATTATTGTCCTTTTTTCTTCCATATTCGATTAAGTGCATAGCGTGTGGCGTCGATACAATGGTTATCTGCGTCTATATATCCACTTATATAGTTTCCATCTTTGTCCTGTTGATATTCGTAAGTACTAAATTCTTGAGCTGATACAGGGCATCTTTTAGGGTCTATTACTATTTTAGCAAGTGCTGATAGCCATTTCATAGAATATTCAACGCTTCCTGCTCCTTTTTCTGCTCCACGCATTGCACTTCCATAGCTTCTAAAATCTCCAATTGATTTAGGCTCTGCACTATCTGCTGTTATTATATCATCTTCTGTTACACCTTTTTCTTCTTTTAATGCATTCCATACATCTTGATTACTCA